CTACAGCGGTAGCTGGTATGGTAATTATTGTTAAAAACACCGCTGCCGGAGCGCTGAATATTTATCCCGCCACTGGCGGGGCAATTAATGCAGTTGCGGCTAACGGTGCGTATAGCATTACAAACCTTACTAGTTCGTTGTTGGTGGCATCTTCCACTACCCAGTGGTACTCTGTTCCATTGGTAGCATCCTAACCAAATGGGGGCTTCGGCCCCCGTTTTCTTATGAACATTTATCTCCAACACCCTGTTCACGGACGCAAAGTTGCCACTATGGAACTTGAAGCCGTTTACGATGAAACAAACGGCTGGACACGCTACAATCCAGAAGCACCCACATCAGAACCTGAAGTAGTGGTGAACGCGCTAGAAGTTAAGCGCAAATACACACGTAAGGCTGTAGCCGAAGGAGTCTGAGATGGCCGTTTACACTGCTGGCGATCAAATCAATCGGGCACTTCGTTTGCTTGGCGTGCTAGCCGAAGGTGAAACGACTTCTGCGTCAGTGTCGCAAGACAGCCTGATGGCAATGAATCAGATGATCGACTCATGGAACACTGAGCGCTTGTCTGTATTTTGCACACAAGATCAAACCTTTACTTGGCCTGCTGGCGAGTACATCCGCACGCTTGGCCCTACCGGCAATTTTATCGGCCTGCGCCCCGTGCTGCTGGACGAGGCAACGTACTTTCGTGACCCAGGCACCAATGTGTCGTTTGGCATCAAGTTCATCAACCAGCAGCAGTACAACGGCATCGCCGTCAAGACCGTAACCAGCACCTACCCCCAAGTGATCTTTGTGAACATGGGGTTTCCTGACGTTACGATGTCCATCTATCCGCGCCCCACACGCGACTTGGAATGGCACTTTGTCTCGGTTCAAGAACTGAGCAACCCCGCCACCTTGGCGACTAGCTTGTTTTTCCCGCCAGGTTATCTGCGGGCGTTTACGTACAACTTGGCGATGGAGATTGCGCCTGAGTTTGGTGTTGAGCCAAGCCCCCAAGTGCAGCGCATCGCCATGACCAGCAAGCGCAACTTGAAACGCATCAACAACCCAGATGACGTGATGTCTATGCCTTACGCCATTGTCGCCACTCGTCAACGCTTTAACATTTACGCAGGAAACTACTAACATGGCAACCATCGCAATCTCATCTCTCCCTGTAGCCACGGCTGCGGTTACAACTGACGTTTTGCCAATCGTGCAAGGCGGCACAACTAAACAAGTCACTAATGCGCTGCTGTTTACCAATGCAACACTGGTAACCCCCGCGCTTGGAACGCCTGCTAGCGGCGTTTTGTCCAATTGCACCGGTTTGCCTATTGCCACTGGCGTAAGCAACTTGGGCACTGGTGTGGCTACTTTCTTGACAACACCAAGCAGCGCCAATTTGCGAACCGCATTGACTGACGAAACCGGCACCGGCTCTGCTGTATTTGCAACAACGCCAACGCTGGTGACTCCAATTCTTGGTACGCCAACATCAGGAACCCTTACCTCATGCACTGGGTTGCCACTTACGACTGGGGTAACTGGTGCGTTACCAGTTGCAAATGGTGGCACTGGTGCATCAGGTGCAGTGCAGGCGTTAAGTGGCCCTGGCGCGGTAAATATTACAAGTCTTGCCACTGCATTTACGTCAACCGCCACCGGTAATGCGCTGACGCTTGCAGATGGCGCGCAGGGTCAACTTAAAACAGTTATTTATGTTGCAGAAGCTGCTGGCGGTGATACTGGTGTTTTGACACCAACTAACCTTGGAAGTGCAACCACGATAACTTTTAATGCTGTTGGCGATTCGGTAACGCTCCAGTTTGCTGGTACTGACTGGTGGGTTGTTGGATTCCGTGGCGCCGCAGTAGCTTAATGAAAACGCCGATTCTTGGATCAGCCTATGTTGCCCGCAGCGTCAATGCTGCGGACAACCGCATGGTCAATCTGTTCCCAGAAGTCATTCCAGAAGGCGGCAAAGAGGCGGGGTTTCTTAACCGCGCGCCTGGCCTAAACTTTCTTCAGACTGTAGGCACAGGCCCAATCCGCGCCTTGTGGGCGCACCAGACCAATGGCAGTGATTTTTATGTCGTTTCTGGCAATCAGTTTTATAAGCTGACCGGCTTGAATGCAACGCCTACATTGCTGGGCACCGTGGCTGGCACCGGCCCCGTGTCCATTGCTGACAACGGCACGCAACTGTTTATTGCAGCCAACGGGCCAAGTTACATCTACAACGAAGTCACCAACGTATTTGCCCAGATCACTGACCCCGACTTTGCCGGTGCGGTGACAGTGGCTTACCTTGACGGCTACTTTGTTTTTAACCAGCCCAACAGCCAGATCATCTGGGTGTCGCAACTGCTGGATGGCACATCTGTTGACCCGTTGGACTTTGCAAGCGCTGAAGGCTCTCCAGACGGCGTGGTGGGCCTTATTGCTGACCACCGCGAACTATGGGTGTTTGGCACTGATTCGGTTGAGGTCTGGTACAACTCTGGTGCGGCTGATTTTCCCTTGACCCGCATCCAAGGCGCGTTTAACGAAATTGGTTGCGTGTCGGCGTACACCATTGCCAAGATGGACAACGGCTTGTTCTGGCTAGGCACAGACGCCCGTGGGCAAGGTATCGTCTACCGCGCCAATGGCTACACTGGCGTTCGCATTTCCACTCATGCAATAGAATACGCCATTGCCCAATACGGCAATATCTCAGACGCTCTTGCCTACACCTACCAGCAAGAAGGCCACGCTTTTTATGTGCTGACATTTCCAAGCGGCAACGCCACTTGGGTGTATGACGTAGCCACGCAAGCCTGGCATGAGCGTGCTGGCTTTAGCGGCGGCGAGTTTATGCGGCATCGCAGCAATTGCCAGTGCAACTTTGGCGGCAACATCATTGTTGGCGACTTTGAAAACGGCAACATTTACGCGTTTGATTTGGATGTGTACGCTGACAATGGCGGCATCCAAAAGTGGTTGCGGTCATGGCGGGCGCTGCCCACCGGCCAGAACAACCTCAAGCGTACCGCGCACCACAGTTTGCAACTTGATTGCGAAACTGGTGTTGGTTTAAATTTATACCCCGCGTATGCGGGAGGTGAAAATATTGACACTGAGGCGGGGCTAAATCTTGTTGCTGAATACGTGCAGGCTTTTTTAGCCACGCAAGCAGGCGACACATTGACCACCGAGGCGGGGGATGGTTTTGAGCCGCTTGGTCAATTTGATGTGCCAGATTTGGACACTAATGGTTACGAGTTGGTGACCACAAGCTATCCCGCTGCGCCAGGCTATGACCCGCAAGTCATGCTGCGCTGGTCAGATGACGGTGGGCACACATATTCAAACGAGCATTGGTCATCAATTGGCAAAATTGGCGCGTATGGGCACCGAACCTTTTGGCGGCGGCTGGGCATGACCTTGAAGCTGCGCGATAGGGTCTATGAACTTTCAGGCACTGACCCTAACAAAATAGCGATCATGGGTGCAGAATTGATCATAAGCCCGACCAATGCCTAACCTTAATACCCAGATCACACCGCCTCGCGTGCCGCTTACTGACGAGCGCACGGGGGCGGTTTCGCGTGAGTGGTATCGCTGGCTCTACAACATCTACAACATTACTGGCGGGGCGCTTGGCATCACGCCAGTTGTCAATGGTGGCACGGGGCTAGGAACTATCCCCACCAACGGCCAACTGCTGATCGGCAATGGTACAGGGTATACCCTTAACACGCTAGGCACTGGTGCTGGCATCTCAGTCACCAATGGGGTTGGCACCGTTACGGTAGCCAACACGGGCGTTTTGTCGTTTGCGGGCGGCACTACTGGCCTGACCCCCGCAGCGGCCACCACGGGCGCTGTGACGCTGGCTGGCAGACTAGCTATTGCAAACGGTGGCACAAACGCTACGGCTACGCCAACGGCTGGCGCTGTGGCCTACGGCACCGGCACGGCGTATGCGTTCACTTTGGCGGGCACAGCGGGGCAGATACTGACCAGCGCTGGCGCAGGGTCGCCCACATGGGCAACGCCGGTAGTCAATACGGTGTCTGCGCCGGTCACCAAAACGGCTGACTTTACCGTAGCTGTTGGCGAAGCTTGGCTGATCAACAACAAGTCAGGCTCGACCTGTACGGTCACCCTGCCAGCAGCCGCCTCATGGATTGGGCGGCAGTTAATTTTTAAGAACATGCAAGCGCAGACACTTGTCTCGGCATCCAGCAATGTCGTGCCAATTGACAGCACTTCGGCTGGAACGGCCATCCTCTTGGCTGTTGTGGGAAATTGGGCGACAATGGTGTCAGACGGCACAAATTGGGTCATCATGCAAGCTGCGGCCAACAACAACCTGCTTTTGGAATAATCTGATGCAGCTAGCTTGCAATAAAGAATTTAACCTTGCAGAAATTACGCCGGACAAGGTATTGGCGTTGCAAGATGAATTGCTTAAAATGCCGCAAGCCGACATTGTTACAGAGCATACGTTTTTGCCAAAAGTTTACGAGCGCAAGATTACGATCCCGCCTTGGGTCGTG